TACGACGGCTACGACGAAGCAATCATTGGACCTGCGCATATTTGGCGGGACCATACAACAGTTGCGGTCCTGGTCTATGACGCGGAAAAGATTGCAGAAATACTAATGCGGGATGGATGCTCGGCCGAAGAGGCCAGGGAGTTCATTGAATTCAACATAGAAGGCGGATACCTGGGGCTTGAAACGCCTGTGCTGGTATGGCCTAACGACATATGGGACGAAGAAAATGATTGAGAAAGCATCAGCCGATGAGCATCAGGTGGGTGGCGACCACTATCACAAGATCGGCATCCAGCCCTGGGCCGTCATGGAATCTGTGCTTAGCCGCCAGGAATTCATAGGCTACCTGAAAGGCAACATCATCAAATACAGCATGAGAGCTGGCCGCAAAGAGGGGTCAGACGATGCCGCTAAAGCTTGGCATTACAAACAAAAGCTCAATGAATTTATAGGTTTCGACGCACCATTTTAAGGGAACGACATGTTAGAAAGAAAAGAATTAGAACTGAAACAAATCAGGCTGGACGGCGGCACCCAGGTGCGCGCAGCAATCAAAGAAGAAGCGGTGATGCGCTACGCTACGGACCTGGAAGGCGGGTCAGTCTTCCCACCGATGCGGGTGTTCTTTGACGGCACAGATTACTGGATGTCAGATGGATTCCACCGGTATCACGCAGCCCTACGGATTGGGATGGCCACATTCCCATGCGAGGTAGAAACAGGCACCCCCAGGGATGCCCTGTTCTTTGGTAGTAGTGCCAACAATCTGCACGGCCAGCCGATGGACAACGCCGACAAGCGCAAGGTCACTATGATTTTCGTAGAAGATTTTGAATGGGGCGAGTGGAGCAATGCAGAAATTGCCAGGAAGGTTGGCGTGTCTGCTCCGTTCGTTGCCAAGATGCGTGGGGAAAGCGCGCCAGCTGTCCGGAAATACATTACACCCAAGGGTAACGTTGCGGAGAAGCGCACGCCCGAAAAGAAAGATAAGCCAGCCAAGCCAGCGAAAGAAGCGCCGCTGATTGAGGCGCCTAAACCCGCGGATCCGCCCGCCGTAGACCACCGCCAGGAAATGGTAGACGAGCTGATTGCTCAGAACGAAACGCTCAATGACCGCCTAGCTTTGAAAGCGATGGACGCTACGGCTGACGAGAAGAAGGCAGCAGCCGACCTGATCAAACAACTACGCGAAGAGATTCGTATTCTGAAGTTAGAAATGAACGCGGTTAAATCCAGCCGGGATAAATTCCAGTTGGAAAACGCGCAGCTCAAGCGTCAGATTTCCATGCAACAAAGACAACTTAAAGCCTACGAATAAACAAGGCCCAAGCCGGCGGGCATAGTGTGCCGGCAGCGGAGAAACAAAATGAGTTTACAACTAAGGGATTATCAAGACGCTACCCTGGCAGCGCTACGCCAGGGGTTTGCAGAGGGAAAGCGCGCGCAGATACTTTATGCACCGACCGGAGCGGGCAAGACAGAAATGGCTATTGCTTTGCTCAACGCAACCAGGGGTAAAGGTAACAAGGCAGCCATGCTGCTGGACCGAATCATTCTGTGCGACCAGACCAGCGAGCGACTAGAGAAGTACCATATCCCGCACGGGGTACTACAGTCAGGCCATTGGCGCTATCGGCCATATGAAAACATCCAGGTTTGCTCAGCTCAGACGCTGGAAAAGAGGGGCTCATTCCCAGGGTTAAATCTTTTGATTGTGGACGAGTGCCACACAACGCGGCAGCAGACAGTTGATTTCATTAAGAACAATCCTGATGTGCGGGTCATCGGGCTGACGGCTACGCCTTTTACCAAGGGTCTGGCCCATATCTATGACAACATCGTCAACACAGTCACGACCAGGGAGTTGGTAGAGCAGAAGGTATTGATGCCGCTGCGTGTCTTCATTGCAAAAGAAATTGACATGACCGGCGCCAAGAAGGTGGCGGGTGAGTGGTCCCAGGCCGAGGCATCCAAGCGGGGCATGCAGATTACCGGAAACATTGTCGAGGAGTGGATCCGAAAGACCAATGAAATCTTTGGCGGCCCTCGCAAAACGATTGTGTTCTGTTCGGGCGTCGAGCATGGTGCAGACCTGGCCGCACAGTTTGCAGCCGAGGGTTATAACTTTGTGTCGGTCAGCTACCGAGATGATGACCAGTTTAAGCGGGATGTCATTGAAGATTTTGCCAGGCCGGATACGGAAATACATGGATTGATTGCCACGGATATCCTAACTAAAGGCTTTGATGTCCCTGATGTAATGATTGGGGTGAGCGCCAGGCCGTTTAGCAAATCTTTATCGTCCCACATCTGAATCACAGCTTGTCTAGACTTAGGGTCTTTGCGTAACAGATTTATCACTTCAATGAGTTGATCATGTCCAAAATGCTTACGCCAGCGGTGTCCGTAGGCAGCGTTAAACACTTCTCCGTTGTCACTGTACTGCCCGATCGTACGATTAAACTGTTCAAGGAATGCAACATCATTGCGTCCTGCAAGCATCCATATCGCTTCCATGAGGTGAAAAATAGGATTGGCGTCTCGTCCGGCATGGAATAATACCCTCTCTGTTGGTCGTAGATACGTTGTAGTCACAGGCTCTGGAAACACTAAGGCTGGTCCGTTTCTAGTCTGTTCAGGTTGTAAGTTAGCTGCTAAGCTTCCAGAATACTTCAGAGAAAGCTTGGTTGACGTTACGTACAGTTATTTCCATTTAGAACTCCATCTCTGGTTTGTATAATGTTTTTGGTACACCTTCGTTTAACACAACTCGGCAATACTTACCGTACTCACACATTACGTTCTGCACATCGTGTAAAGTCAAATCAGTTATGCGTAACTCCTCTGCTATGTTTTTGTTTATATCGTACAGTATCTGGTTGAAATCATCTTGCTGCCAACCAGCAAAAGGTTTTCTATTTTGCAAATAATTTAACCCTCGCATGCTCCCTGGTCCCATCGGGGCAAAGGTATATAAGTCTTCCGCATCGTCAAGATGACCTTTTGCGTACGATAAATCTGCCGCGACTTGCCCTGCCATGAAGGTGCTAATTCCATAGCATTTAGATAACGTATCGACAAAGCTTTGAACCGACTTACCTTCATCTTTCCTCCACAAAGAGAAATATATTTCTGCTGATGCCTCGATAGCAGCTCCGATAATATGTTTCGAAAGTGAATACGATTTGCATTTACCGATATCCAACTTGGTCGGGTAAACCATATACGCTCCCCCGTAAACTTTCGTCGATTCTTTTTTGAAGCTCTCAATAGTTTTAGAGAACGCTTTACCGTCAAAATCCTCTGGGGGACATGGAATAATATCTTCATATAGCAGCCTCTCAAGAGTCGGTGGCCAGTTAACTAACCTCGCGATCAATAAAGAAAACCAAAGGTTTTTGTCTTTGAGATTCAAATTGATTATTTCTTTTATGATCCACTTTGACACTCTATCGTGCCTACGGTGTATGTTAGTGAACTTATATTTTTCAAACACGGGGTCATTAGTCCATGGTTTATCGCCACCTCGCTCTTTTACAATCCTAATGACTTCTCTTTCCCACACGAAGTAAAGTAGTGACTCCATCGTGCAGACATTTTCAGCAGTCGGTCTAGGGTACGGGCAGGTCTCAACCATTCTCAGCCTCTTTAAAGTATCCTACTACTCCAGTTATAGGGTCTTGCCAATCTAGCCATCTAACGTCATAACCACCGGCAGCGGTTAAGAGTTCTGCGCTACGATGACATTGTTTATACGCCATACGCATCGTTTTCTCAGGATCAAATTCTTTATCGTTACCGGCGGCTTGGCGACGAGCTAGAACTCTCTCAAGGCATATTTCCCATGGCGTGTCTAAAAACGCAAAGATACCGTTGTGGTCTCTAATAATAGGTGCTGTGTGTCCTTTGTCACTTGACTTAGACATCAACAAACCTTCCACAATTACGTGCCCATAAGGTAACGCTTTCACAATACGCTCTGCTATTTCTTCTTGAGTCTTTATTCCGTCAGCTCCACCGCAGGTGTTTTCATAACTACCTACTATGAATACAGGAGCCTGAATACCCCAATCGTTCGCGTCTACCTGATACCCTAACGGTCGGTCTGGTTTACATCCTAAAGCACGATTCGGCAGCTTCTCTAAAAACCTACGAACGATCGTCGTCTTGCCCGAACCGTTACAGCCACGAATATTGACTAATTGATGTCTCATAAAAAGTGTTCTCCTCTGTACGGTAAACCCGTCGCAGGAAATATAGCAGCTTTCTGTTTCAATGTCAACTTGTCGGTTTCGCATTCTTGACGTAACCAATCAGGTAACTTAGCTGCTCGCATCTCTTTGAAAATGTCACAGTTCACACCGCGAGACTCTGCCCATTCGATACGCTCCCATGCCATATCAGCGTAGACACCAGGATACCGGCGACCGAAGAAGTGGTTCTTAAATGTGCAGAGGTTCGATTCAAAGGTAAACTTGCTAACACCCCAATGAGGGTATCTCTTTGTATAAAACTTTTCTAAATGCTCGTCAGCTTGAGTAGTCAACCAGCTGCATATCTTTTTGAAATCTGTGTAATTACCGTCCTGCCCGTTCGGTAATCTTTTATCCCAAATCATATTATCTTGACCTAGTAAAAAGAACATACCGTTACGGTGTGACTTACTACCTGACTTGTCTTCAAATAGAAGGTCTTCGCAGTCTGCGCCAAACCCGTTAAGGTAAACATATTCAAGATAACTGAAAGACGACAATCTGCCGAACGAATGATAATGGTTACGTACTATCTTCCACAAAGTAGCGTAGTCTTTGTCGAGTAGCATTTTACTTTGTGAGCCGAACTGCTTAACCAACTCTGCGTAGACTTTGATCGCTTGTATGGTGTCTCGTTTCTGATACCGACGGTCTGTGTCAAACTGCAAGGTGTCCCAGTTATCGTTGAACCATGCGTCAAAGTGAGTCAACTTCGCTCCGGCAGGAGGAACCTCAGGCAGCTGCTCAAACAGACGCAACGACGTAATAGGGTTCTGTGTCATACCGTTTAAGAACGCGAACCAAAGTGTCTGCTCACTGTCCCAGCTGTTATGGTGAGACAACATAGGCATGTAAAGATACACGAGTCCTGGCATGACACCGTTCTTTAAATTCATGACGTACAGGTCATCAAAATACTCTGCCCTGTTTTCAGGTAGGCGATAGTCAAGCATCGTATTTCCTCGTGTAGAACGGTTCAATAACTTTAGAGTTAGGCGCACTACCTACAATCCAAAAACCTACGTGTTCATTTTCAAACATGTTGGTCTGCTTTAGCCAGCGCCACATTTTTGCTTCATACGTTGGATGGAACCTGATACCATCAAACTCTTCTCCGTTAAACTTGTCACTGTACTTGCTGAAGCCGGTGTCGTGCAGACTATGATGACGTACCTTGAACGGTAGTTTGTCCATGTCAACACCCATAACTTTTAAACGCTCTTTCACCCAGCTGCGCTTATCTGGTCCGATACCGATAGTGAACAAGGTTTCTAAGTTTTTACTATCCCTGCTTAAACCTAGTAAAACACTGGTCAGGGAGTTGCAAGAACCTGCAGGCATGATTAGCGTCTCTACGTCGTTAGGCATGTTAGAGACCTGATTAGCGCCAACCTCGTGGAACTTCTGAACATACTCTGCCGGATACCTGTCATGCGGCACAGTGATACCGTACTCAACAACCAGCGAAGTAGGTTTAGTTAGGTCTTGAACCATACGCTGCAATATAGGATTATATGGTCCGTTAGCATATTCAAACTCCGCACCGAAACCGTAAGCAATTCTTGGGTTTTCGTGTTTCAGAACTGTCTCTGGTTTGCTGTAAACAATCTGGCGAGCCTTGAGGTTGTAATGTGCTCCAACAATCGCAGACATAGACAGCTGAGGAGACTGGATACTCGCTCCGGTCACTATATGAGTACGATTGGTCTTGAATTTGTTTACGTACCATATCAGCTGCCTCATCTTAGAACCATTCGGACCACCGTAACCGAGAGGCGCAAAGTAATCTTCACGCTTGAACCAGATACCTTTATGGTTCTCCCACGGGGTACGGATACCTAAATGTTCTTCCCAACGAACTTTATTTCTATCAAGAGACAGTTCAGGAAACACTGTGTCACTCATCCAAATATCTCCTTCAATTTGTCGTATAACGCTTTAGCTTCTTTAACATTTAACGTGTCTATGTTTATTTCAACCGGCTTGACAGGCTGAACTACCACAGGCTCTTCAATCTTGACAAAACTTTTCACAGGTTTCAATTCAAACCTGTCTCCTGCGGCTTGATAAACTTTAATACTACGTCTACCTACTCCTCGCTTTTCTAACTCAATATGGTTAACTACCATTTTGCGAGACGATAAATCGTTTAGAGCTGTATATACCTGAGCGGGGTGAACATTCAAACCCAACGCTATCTCTTTAGCTGACTTATGCGGGTGGTCTTTTAAGTACATCCACACTCTTTTGTTGGCTGGAACGGCTAGACCTGATTTCTTCAAGTGTTCTGTTAGGTTTGTCATGTTGACTCCAAAGATAAAAAGTTATACCTACTACGCCTGTAAATACACCTAGAGCTGTCAAGAATCCTGCAGCCCAAACTAACATTACGAAGGTTTCCATTTCTTGTACTCCGAAGGACTAGCTCTTTGTGAACAAGGTTTGCACAACCAGCGGCGGTAGCGATACTTTATAATACGCATCTCACCACCTTCCAACGGTTTAAACATGTTGCAAGTAGAACAGTACTTGCGGTCATACAGGGTGTGTGTTGTCATCATCTTCTTTCTTTTCTACTTGTCGTTTACGCCATACAGATTTCTTTTTACGGTTTTCATTTCGCATACGTTCGCGAATCTCTTCAAGACGATCTTCACGCTCGTTATACTCTTCTTCCATATTTCGAAACCAGTTAGCGTCACGCATTATGCAAAGTTCCATCCCAAAGTAAATAACCTGTAAACGAGTTTACAGAACACACCAGTGCCAACAATCAAGCACAACCAGCTTATAATCCAAAGCACAACTTTAAGTGCTAAGGCGAGTTTTTCCAAATTCATTTTATATCCTTTATTTGAATTTTCCAAGTCTAGATACGGGGATAAGGTTCTGAACTAAAACATGATCTGGTCCATCTCCGTTAGTCCATTTTACTGCAGCAATCATTCCATCCAATCTATAAACAAAACCGCGCAGATGAGAAATATTACTGCCAAAGCTATGTCTCCCAGTATTAGGCTTAATGGCCACATGTTCACCGATCCTCATCATAATCCTCCATCTCTTCTAAAATCTTCTCTTCAACGTACTCGTACTCGCGCTCGCTCAAAAGAGCCTCAACTTCATAAGCCAGCGTACCGTCCATGTTGAGAAGCTCCCATTCCAACTCAGTGTAACCGTGGTAGTCTACGTCACTGTCTGTGCAGTAGCGGTTAGGTTTTTGGTGATGATAATGCGTCACACCAGCAAGGTACTTAGTGTCCTCATCACCCAGCTCAACTATAACTTTAGCTCTATATTTCATAAGATGGCACCTCAAGAACGACTTTGAAACCGATAGCACGGATGGAATTGAGAGCAGCTCTGGTGAGCGTTTTTGT